GGCTTGCAAGCCGCCGAACACGACGGAGCCCACCAAGGCGCACGACGGAGTCCACCAAGGCACGGAAAGAAGCGACGGGAAGCGACGGGAAAGAGCGACTTTAATTAAACATATAATCTTGTTTTTCTGTGTGGCCGCAGCAACGGAGCGGGAGATGAAAGCCCAGCTGCGTCCTGCGGCCACTTTTTTATTTGAAGGATGTAGACTTAAAGGATATGGGGAAGTATATAACGACGGCATTTCTGAGGGAGCACAGCCGGATAGACGCGGACGACGCAAGCGAGGAATACCTGGAGC